AGAAACTTGTGCTCACTTGGCTGCCATTGGCCACACCTCTTGTGGTGTCTCTCGTGGTGATACCCTGCTTTGGGCTACTAATTTTAGACTGAAGCAGAAGTTATCCAATACTTGGGACTTGGGACCAAGATTTCCTGCCGTTTTCAAGGCTCTTTTGAAACAGGAGGTTAGATTGAAAAGCAAGGCAACTCGCAACATCAATATTTCCGATGCTCTTTTCAAGTATGTAGGTACTAGACTCTTTGGACAAATGAAAGAGACCACCATTGAACATTTTGGTGAAGACCATGTTCTCATTGGGATTGATCCCTTTTATGGTGGCTGGAATAATTTGTACTCTGGGTTTGAGAAGCCTGCTACTCTTGATGTTAAGAGCATGGATTCTACTTTGTGTGAGTATGTTTTGTATCTCATCTACTCTGTTCGTGCTGATTACGGTTTTTATTCGGATCTTGAGCTCAAGTGGCTTTGGTGGTTTTATCACAACACTGTTTTTTCTTATATTTTAATGCACGATGGATCATTTTATATTAAGCGTCAGGGCATGCCTTCTGGAAGCCCTATGACCAGTCGTGATGACTCTGATTATAGTAGGTTTATGGTTTGTTATGACCAAGCTGTTAATAATGTCACCTATAATTTTCAAACTTTTGGTGACAATCTTCTCATTGATCGTGATATTGATGAGTTTCGACAAACACTTGCTCGTGGTGGTGCTGAGTTCACTGATGAGGCTGGTGAGTTTCTTGGGCGTCACTTTGCACGCGTTCGCGTGGGCAATTATGATATTCCCTCTTTCCTCCCTTCACAGTTTTCAAAACATGTGATCTCTCTTAGCACTAGCAAAAAGGATGTGACAAAACACCTTTCTGCAATTCGTAGCCACGCAGATAACTGGGCGTTGAGTAAAAAACATTACAACTTTTTCAAAGCGTATTACTTGAATGTAATTAAACAGATCATTTCTGAAAATGAAGAGTCACTTATTCCTGGACATGCCTTGAGGTTCCCAAGTTGGAAAGAATGTCTCGCTCGACATATTCCTACATCTTAGTTGCATAATGGTGGAGGGTTCCATGGTTATACTTTTTCCATGGTGGGATTTAAAAGTATGTTTATGTGTTATCATGACGCAATGCCAAACAAGAAACTTGACGCAGACGCCAACCGTGTCTATAAGCGCAACTTATCCCGAGGACATCCCGCGTCTCAGGCGATGGCAGCAGCGCTGCAGTCAATTGAGGACCGGAGCTCGGGACCTAGCCGTGGGCTCAGTTCAAATCACGCTCGTCGTGGAATGCAACAATCAGACACTATCGGCTCAGTTACCTCTGGCTCAACTCCTATATCTTATTCAGGATTTGGGACCGCAACCGGTGGAGTCACGCGTCTCCAAGAAAGTGGGGGCGCTTCTACCAGAGAAGAATTAGTCGCTGACCTTCTTGACCCCGAGAATGATCTCTACAATAGGTTACCTAACGCTTATGGAACTTTTAGACATCAGTTTCGTACAATGATTGACGTTTCCACAACAGACAACGCGAATGCGCCTTCCCCTGGTCAGTACAATATGCAAACTTTTGCCATTAACCCGTGGCCTTGGATCACTTATGATTCCTTGGATTTTACCACTGGTGTTCTTGGCAACAATGGCATAGATGCTGCAGGTTGGGATGCGATTGCGCCTGATTGTCTGATGGGACGTATGATCAGTGCTTCTGTACTTTGTTCCCCTGTTGGTAACTTGTTAGAGCGTGGTGGGTCGGTTAACGTCTGTTTCTATCCTGGAGATACCACTGGTGACAGTGTTACATTTCAAACTGGATCAGAGATTGAGACTGGTGGAACTTTTGCCCTTGGTGCAAACATTGAGTCCTACGGTACTGGTAAATCCTTTCCCATTGCTATGGGATGGTATGGCACCTATAGACCAATTGATATGTCGCAATTTGATCGTTGGCAATGGATTGGTGGTTCTGCAACCGCTACTGGTCGACATGACAACCAGATGGGGTGGTTTTGTCGCTTTGATACTTCAGGTTTCACTCAAGAGACCCAAGTTTTCAGAGTCACAATTATCGCTAACTTTGAGTTTATACCCATTGATGTTGATCGTGACATGAGTGTCGATGATGTATTGATTACTCGTGCTGACTGGGAGTGGGCCTACCAAATGCTTGCCTATACGCCTCCTATTGTTGAGAATCTAAATCACTTGGACTTTATCAAAGGTGCTAAGCGTGCGCTACGTGCTGGAAAAAGTGTCTACGGTTTCTATGAAAAACATAAAGAATCTATCAACAAACTTTTGTCATCTGCAATGCTAGCGGGTGGCA